TTGAAGTAAAGTTGTAAGAATAAAAATCATTAATATTCCAATTAGAGTCTCCACTAAAAATAAAGTCGTAACTAATTGGAGTTCCGCTACAAATACCGGCAGGTACAAAAGTCGCAACTCCATTTGGGTTTGGTATTGTTGTACCTGTAAATGGTACTACAACGTCTTTTTCAACATATGAAATACCCCAAGGTGAATTTGCGGTTAATTTTACCGTATAAACCCCATATCCCGATGGGAAAGTATGTTGTAATGGTGAAGGGGAAATTAAAGGTTGACTAAACCCATCACCCCAATCAACAGAAAAGTTAACTAATGATAAAAATTTAACTAATTCAGTATCTGAAGTGTTATAGAATAGAAAAGTATACCCCAAAGGATCTGTTATAGTATCTGCACTAACAATGAAATTTGTGATAACATCTTTTTGTAGTACCGCACCATCAAAAACCGAGTAATATCCAATATCTACCGCAGTTTGTTGGAAAAATAGGTTGATTGACAAACACTCCAATAGTGAACTACCGTTAGTACCTCCACTTAACACCATATTCATAGGGAGATAATAACCTGTCGTACCTGTTAATGTGGTAATTGTTTGTGCGGTAATAGGACAACAAGGATCAATATACGTTGAGATATCAGTTTCCCCTGTGAATGGGACCATGATCAAATCACCTTTTATATTTTCAGGTGATATTCTAAATTTATAGTATTGTTGTTCCATTATGGGTTTACATATTCATACCATTTTATGGGTTGTGATGCAGTTCCAACCCTAATTAAGTTTAAAATATCATTCACTTTGTATGTGAAAGTTGGGTAATCTAACTTAACTCTATAATAGAAATAGTCCGCATTATTAAATGTAAATCTGTCGGGTAATAATAAAACTTGAACTCTATTTGTCATTCTAACAAATGACCCAATTCTGGCATCAAAGAATTTCGCACTCATATAAAAAGTATCAATATCAATGTAATCTCGTTCTCGTAACCAATAAATGAAGAAACCTTCTTTGTCACCTAAAAAATCCAATTTAAAGTATGGAGCTCTTACATCGATCAAAGGACTAAAAGGATTTAATTGTGCTGTTTGGAATAAACCTTGTTGTACAGGTAAAATTATGGTAAAATAATTTTTTTGTGTCTTTTCATCCGTTGTGTCATAAAAGTCTAATTTAAAAAATGATTTGGTAAATGGGTTTGTGTAATAATATAGTTCAGATACTGTGAACCCAGCATTAAAATAAGTCGGACCCCAATTTGTAACGTTAGCATTTTGTGATGATATTGGTTGTGCAAAATCATAAAAATTAAATTCATAATTTATATCAGTATCTCCACCCTTTATTGGTGAGTGATAAAATCTTATGATTTCAAAATCTTTTGCAATACCGACAACTTCCTTGATCATTTCATTTTCATAGTCTGAAATTGCCTCATCTCTACCGGTGAAATCCCAAGTCATCTCAACAGGTATGTTTACATACTTGTTGAGTTCATTTTTTAATATTGTAAATTTATTCACACTCATCGATTACCGGATCTGTTATAGTTGTTATGTTAGGACCAATACTACCTTGAGTATAAGGTGAAATTATGTTAAAGTTTTCAGGAGTTATTCTAAATATAGTGTTCACATATGGGTAATGTTTTCCATTCAAGAACGGATAGTTAACCCCAATACCTTCTTCATCTGAATACCCATATGGGTAAATATCTCTCCATCTAAAACTATTAGACAGTTTAGAGAAATAAGCGTAGTCAGGGATGTCTACAACAATAGAAGCACTTCCTTCTTCAACGTAGTTCGAAAACTCTCTTATTTGTATAGTGGCGTGTGGTGAATAAAAATAACCGTATTGGTTTGTTGGTGGTATGTAATTAGTTATTAAAGAAAACCAATTTCCGTTAAATTTTATTTTATGAACGTAGTCTGAAATAATTCTTTCGTTTTGATCATAATTGTTCCACTCACAATAGTCCCCATCAAGTGTATCACCCGAAACTAAAGTCTCATTATAATAAAAAGGTCCTGCGTTCCCGACGTTATATGATAATTGATTTATGTCGTTGTTAATTGAAGATAGGGGGTTTGATTGGTCCCACCAAGGTTGTGGTGCCGCATTTGGTCTTAAATAAGTATTAAAATACCAACCTTGTTTCATATTTCTTGTCCAACCAAAAAATCCTCTCCATATTGTTGTAAAAAATAACTGAGTTAATGGTCTTTTTTGATTATCTCTATACAAACTTATATCTATATCACAATTAAATGAAAGGTTATATGATTGACTATTTTCTTTAACTGAAGACCTATCTTGTTGTAATGGAGTTAAAGCACCAATTTCAAATTTTGGGTTTGAGTTAAATATATTCTGTTCAAATCCTGCATTTGTTAATACTGAACATTGTGGATTTGTGATAATTTTGTGTCTTCTAACATAATATTCACTTCTTGTTTCATTTATGTTATTTATATTAATAACTCTTTTAAATGTGCCCTGTACGTTGGTATTAAAAGTGTTTCCAACAAATCCAACATTTGCAATATTAAATATAAACTCATCAGACCCATAACCATTATCCCCTAAACTTGAGACTTGGAATAAATTGTTTTGATTATAATTAAATGATAATTCAACATATTCACCTGCCGTTAATCCGTGTGGCATAGGACATTTAAATCTTATTACTCTTGTATTTTGGTTCGATCCAACAGTTATAATAAATGGAATACCTTGAGATGCAATCCAAGACCAATTCACATTTGAATTTGGTAAGTAGGTATTCATAGTTCTATTGTATATGTTTTCAAAAGGATAACTTATGTAATGAAACCAATTATACGTACTAGCGCTAGCGTTTTTAAAGTCAATGTGTGCGTTTGGTGGTTGTGTATAACCAACAACATTATTATCTGTTCTAATAAAATCAAATTCAAAATATTGTGGAAATCCTTGCCAAGCACTTTGTAATGGTGGGAATGGAGGTACGGCACCTATGTTACCACCAGGAAATGCTGTTATTGTATTTTGAAGTTCATTTGTATAATACAGATTATTTCTGAAAGGAGCATATGTTGTTGATCCTGTTAGGGCATTTGAAAACAATATTGTATATTTTGTTACAGGTCTAAATATTGTTGAACTTTGTTGTTCCTCGTCAAATAAATCCTCTAAATTTAAATCAACAGAACGATCATATTCGGTAAGTAATTTAGTGCTTTGGTCAACAGGAAGACTTACAAATGTGTCAACATTAATAGCCCCTTTAAATCTATCTCGACCTAATATTATTTTAGTTGATTCGTCAGACATTAGAATTCAGGAACATAAAGTTTATAGAATCTATCTATTGCGGTTTTACCATTAAATAACCCAAAGTAAAAATGGTAAGGAGCGCCTACAACAATACCTTGAGATGGTACCGCAGGATTTACTTGGTTTGGCGCAAAAAAGTTAACAGGTTGTCCTTGAATAACTCCTGATGTACCTAAAGGGGGATATTGGAAATTAGGTTCAGGTAACGGTGGTACTACTGTTGAATCGAAGTTCGTTATAAAACCAAACCCACCTTGTGATTGATTATATTGTGTAATATATTTTTCACCTAATGTAAAGAAATCTAAATTTTGATACTCTTTTTTGAAGAACCCGACAGGTATTGTATTTGTGTACCAGTTATTATCTTCGGTCCCAAATATTGAGTTTGACTTAAACAATACCCATTTGTAATGAGGTACAACCTGTGATTTAGGATAACCAAATACATCTTGTATTAGTGGAGTTTGATTATAAGTTTCAATACCAGGTGCCATTATTTTTCTATATCTTAATTCTGATGTACTTGAAGAGAAGAATACACCAAATACAGGTTTTGATGGTACTGCCCCTAAGTTCCCCTCAGTACCTAAGAAAATATATTGATTAGTGTTTGTTGCGGGTAAGTTTTCTGTAATAAATGGTGAAACTTTCCATTCTGAATTTATTGATAACATTTGAGCAATATCACCATCAATACGATAACCTCTTCTTCTACTATCAAAAAATTGGTCAATTGAGGTACCGGCTTGAAAATTGTTAGCACCTATAACCGTTGGTTGCATTCCAGATGCAACATTTGTATTTAGTAGACGGGATAAGAAAGATAAAAGGAGTATATTCGAATTATCTTGGTATGAGGTAGTATCTACTTGATCAACATAATAACTGCCAAACGCAGGATTTGAGCAAATCTCTTTAATAAAACTATCTCTTGGTCCTAAATCAACAACTGTCGTTGGAAATTGTATTTGTTTGTAGTTATATGCGGCACCAACAAGACTTAATAATGAAGGCGGAAATGAAGAAGTTGTTGGTGAATCTTTACCAATAAATTCATTTATCGTATCACTCCAAGGTGAACTTCTGTAATAGAAATTATTAGATATATCGTTATAAACTATCACATCATCACAATACGCCTTATAAAATTTAGTATTGTATAGAGGTTGAGTCGGGTCTAATCCAAATATCTTTCTAGTGTTGAATGAGAACATATACAAAGCACCGTTTACCCAATTGTTTTGGAAAACTTGAGCAAAAACCCCTCTACATAACGCAAAATTCATTGTGAATCTAACTTTCCACTCTAATAGTAATGCTAAATCTCTATTAAAAGCACCATTAATCAAATATTGACCAAAATTATCTTTATTTAATAAACAATAACATCCATTTATAACTCTACCTTCAGGTACTGAACACTTAAAAGGTCCATCATAAGGAATAATACCCCAATTATGACCATCGCCACTATAACAAGATAAAGGTACTATACCCTCACATTGTAATGTTTCAGTTAATGCCGTTATTATTGGTGGTTCATCATATGTCCCACCATTTATTAATTCTAAACCTATTTGTATTTGTAATGGTGGTTCTTGTCCTTGTGCGGTGTAAAAAGTAAAACTATTATTTTGATGTAATCCATACCCAGTTTTAGATCCTGTACCATTTTCAGTATTTGTTGATGTTGGTAATCTGTCACTTCTCATAACCAAATAATTTCTACTATTAAAATTAATTGGGTTTGGGTTAAAAGTCCTATAATACGCGGCTGAATATAAGAAATTTAAATATTTAAAGTTGTAACTTGGTGTTGTTGGTGGTGAAAAATAATAATATTGTAAAATCTCACAAGCACTATTACAGTTAACCCCTTGAGTGTTGTTTAGAAAATAGTTTAATGCGGTTTGAGAATTAAAAACTAAATTATTAAATCCGTAACTACCATTAGATCCTATAAAAGTACCTCCTCCAAAATAAAAGTTTACCGTTGCTTGTGGGGGTGGATTATAAGGCACTAAATAATTAGTATTTGAAACTATGTACATATTCGCAGCCATATTGATAGTTGGAAATCCTGGAAGTGGTGTTGGTACATAAGATGTATAAGTACCTGCAGCTGCCGTTGTATTATCGTCAGTTGCTAAATAGTAAAATGGTAAGTTAGAGGTAAATGCCGTAAAGTTTGGGTTTGATGGTGTTGGTCCCGTAATTGATAAAGAAAATGAAGGGAAGTATAGATTATGTCCTTGATTATTTGATGTTAAATGCGATATTGGGTGTGCAGGTTGTGTTGCATTAGCATTTATTGGATATCCCTGAATTGGTATGTTCACATGGTATTTACCAGTTGCAATTACGGTATTAGGGGTCAAATGACCATAAATTCTAGATAAATCATACTCGATTGTTTGTTTTTGTGTGTGTGGGTCAACACCTCTAGTACAAATTATTATTTCATAATTTTGGTAGTTATACATAGCCTGTAATGCTGATGTTGGTACTGTGTAAACATCAAATATATTTGATGGTGTACCATTGACTAAATCACAACCAGGTCTTAAAAACTTAATTTTATGTAATAAATAACCAGCGGGAAATAAATTTTGGTTTGTTAAATCGGCTAACTGTAAAAAATTACCTACAGTTACCCCTGTTATGGCTTGGAAATATTCTACATCTGTCGGATATTTTAAGAATGATTCTTCGTATCCATTGACCCCTAAAGTTGTTGGTCCATTATTTGAGGTGGAGAATATCTGTGTTTGAGAGGTTGCGGTGAGTATAATGTTTGCGGATAAAAAACCCCCTGAATTTAAAGATGATGGGTCCGCATAGTTTATTGTAACTCCAGTTTGTCCTGTAAACGTAACACCGGTTATTGAATTCAGATTAAATTGATTTAAAGTTGCTCCCGTTAGGTTAACTCTTCTATTTGTCGAGTATTGGTCATAATAATTCGGATTTTGGAATGAGAATAAGGCTCCAGGTGTCAAAGATGCCATTGTACCTGGATTTGCCAACATAATAAAAACTTGATCCTTGTATGGTTGTGTTCCAACAAATTGAGGGTTTACGGTAACATCTATTCTATTTGGGGCGTTAACACCAAAATATTTATCTCTTGTATTAAATTCATTCAATCTTTGAGGATAAGTTGATGTAAGTGGGAATGCAAACCATCTATCATCTGGACCGACATTTTTCTTACCTGCAAATAAAAATGGTTGTGGCGCGTGTAATAAATCTTTTTCATTTGGTGTTAGCTTAATTGGTGTAGATGAACTTAATACATCGTAACCTGAAAACAATCTAATAAAGTCTTGATTAGCTCTAGCAACAACAGTTCCGTCAATATCATTATTTGTTAAAAGATATTCAAACGACTGGTATTGGTTTGAACTACCGCAATCAAAAGGTCCATTATTAACATTAGTACTTCCTTGTGGATTTTGATATAAATTAGGGTGTCCTATATCATACGCACCAGATGAATTAACAGGTGCCAAAAATCCTAATGGTTGTGCTAAAACTAAATCTCCAGTTCCTGAAGAAGAATTCTGTACTTGTTGGTTTATATCGGACAAGAAAGAATCTAAAGTAAAATCATCATCTAAATCCGCCTCATTACAAACACAATCACAAGATTGACAGTCAGGATAGTTAACCATAGGTAATCCTAAACGTGGTATTCTTAACCTTTTAAATAGTAAGTACCCTAACCCAACTACCGCCGCTGCGTAAAGAAGTGTTAACGCTGTAAAATATAGTAAATTTCCTGCAAATATGGTAACACACGCACTTTGCATAGCAACACCTGAAGGTAATCCTAAACCAAGAAAAGTCCCTGCCGTTGCTTGACAATCGGCATAGTCCGCAAAAATCCATACCCCCAACTGTACTAAATTATATCCCATCCATCCAACAAGTATTACTGCTAAAAATTTTAAAAATGGCCAAATAAAACCAATAAAATGTGTTAACCATAAAATTATCACAAACGGTAATGTCAAAATATTCATTAATAAATTGAAGACAAAAAATATTGGGTCAAAGTTTTTTATAACGTCATTGACAGGAAATGTATTATTTGTTGTTTTACAAGTTCTATTGTCAATTTCTTTAATACCTAAATGTTTTGCTCTTCCGATACCATTTTTATATCTGTCGATGAATAGAGCGGTAGTATAAACTTTATTATAATTAAATTGATAGAATGTATCTTCACAATCTATTGCCGATTGTATATCTGCATAATCATCCCAATCAAGTGAAAACGCATATGATCGATATAAATCAAATTTTTGTTGTGGTATTTCATTAAAGGTAAATACTTGTGGATTGTTACCAACCGGAGTTCCTTGTATGTAAATCTGAGAACCTGCCGGTAAATATATCGATTCAACTCCACCGTAATATGGTTGGAATCCTTGACCCGTACCATAATCTATGAAAATTTGGAATGATTGGTTGTTTAATGCTTGTACAAATTGCCAACCGACATTCACACCAATAAGAAGTGTTGGTCCTGTTTGTGCGGGATATGGGGTTGGAGATCCTGCAGGTGGTGCAGGTATTGTATAAGTTGTTGTTTGACTAGGTAGACTTAAAGGATCTAAACTTGAGCTTATCCAACCGTGTTCTTTTATATTTGGTACTAAAAAACCAGCTCTTTGAAAACTACCTGAGTATTCATCGTCTGATAAACCAATTTCTGTTGAAAATTTTGTAATGGATTGTTGGAACCTGTTTATTGATATTGTTTTCTCTTTATTAATCCATCTAAACTTAAATCTATATTTCCCTTTTGTTGGTATTCCTTTACTTGGGTCATTAGATAAAATTTGTTCACCAAATTCGTTAGTAGTAATGTAATCTAAATTCATAGGTACACTAGCAACAAACGTACCATTGTCGTCAATAATTTTTCCTTGATCAGGTAATTGATACTGTTCTAAAACAGGTCTACCTTCGGTATCAGCAAAAATAGTTTGTCTAATCGCCAAAACTTGTCCAGGACCTGTTATTAATTCACATAAATTTCCCGTATCATTTTTTGGCCTACATTGTATACTTAAAGCATCATCATCCGTTGTTGATAATATTGACCCCATAAATACAGCATATGGTTCAATTACGATGTTTGCAAGTTTTGTTAAGTCAAAATCTAATCTGTTAATTCCGACTTGACATATATCAGTATCCCCCCAAAGAGGTCTCACATCAATATTATAACTAAAACTTTGAATTTGAGGCAGTGAATCTAAGTTTGTTGAGGTCTTGAATTGTGCTCCGTCGACTTGTGCTTCAGTTGCAATTCCTTGTTGAAGTAGATCTTGTGGTGATAGTGAAAAACATCCTATATCTGAAAGGTCAACATCCATAACAATAGTTTGTTCACCAACAGGAACACCAAAAATCATAAAGTCACCACTTTCGTTAGTTTTTACGGTAAATCTATAATATTTGTCATATACCTCTACATAAGATGAATCCATTAAAACATCTGCTCTTGTGGGAAAAGTTCCTGTGGCTTGATGTCCTAAATACGATGGTTCTTTTGGTAGTAGATTATATCTATACCCTTCTTCGTTTCTAGAAGTTAAATTTTGATAAGGGTATAATTCTGAAATTACGGGGTTATCAACATCTCCTTCTTCTAATGGTATGAAAACTGAAACTCTAGCATTTGGTACTCCATATCCATTGTTGACGGTAACTCTACCCACAACAACACCATAATCTGAACAGAATCTGGTATACACATCATTAGATAATATTTTTAGTGAAAGTATTTCTAAAAATTCAAAATCTTGGTCTAATTCTACATTGATATACTTATCGACACCAACTTCCGTTCTAATTCTATATGATTTGGGCATTAAATTTTCTTTTTTTGATAAATAGTTTATTTCCTATTTTCAAAAAAATAAGACCTAATAGAAAAAAATAAATCTCTATGAGAAACTTACTGTGTTAAGATTGAGAACTCTTACATTAATATCCCTATTTTGATATCTAATTTGGTAAATTTGTGAAGGTTCTGCGTAAATAGTATCGGCATATAATTGTATTTGTCTTGTAACACTATTTGAGTAAGCTTGAGATGTTTCAAATGATGAATATTGACCACCAACTAAGTTATAAAACTTCATATCCGATATACTAATTACACCGTTTTGTGATTGTATCAATCTTCTTAACTCAGATACAACAACATTTTGACCTAATTGTCTTGTCAAAGGATTAAAATAATTTGAGATTATTTCAATTATTTTTGCAACAACCGCACCTTGTGTTTGTGAATTATCTAAAACAACATCACAATCTACCGCCAAATCAATAGGTTCCGCACTTTCGATTGAAATGTAGTCATTTATCATTCGATAGTTTGAGAGGTAATTTGCCACATTTTGTTTTAATGTGTTGGATATTACATCCGTCAAATTTCCACTTGTATCATAAGATAACATCTTAATTTTAACCTTATTATTTTCTTCAACAACACCAACTTTTGCAGGTGCCCCAAAAATCGAAGGCATATTTCTTATTACTGATTCGTAGTCGTTAACTGTGACCGCTCTATTCTGAGCTGCAAAATTAAACGATACCATCTGTCTAACATCTTCCGTTGTTGGTGCGTTTGCCCCACCAATAGCAGCTGTAACATTATTACATCTTAAACTATTAATTACGGCTCTGTTTACAGTGTCTGATGGACCATTAACAGAAAACGAAACCGTACCAATTTGATTAATCGCATTTACACCAATGTTAGATCCTACACCACCACCAATTCTATATTGTATAAACAAAGTACTATTTGATTTCAAAGCAGCACCTAACCCTAAATTATTTGAGTATCTTGCGATGTCAAAACCTTTACCATCTCTCGCAAATTCTCTTAATTGTTCTTCTGCAGATACATTACCACCACCAAAAGTCATTTTAAGAAATCCTTCAGGTGTGTATTCAGTTATGAATTTTTCAGATGTAGATATGTACTTACCTACTTTAATACCAGGTTGATCAGATGGTTTTGTCGGGTCTTCAACAAAAACTCTGTCTTCAACCAACGCTTTAACTTCAAACCATCTATCAGGACCTAATGTTATAAAATCTTGAGGTTCAGGTATTGTTGAGTATTGTGTACCATCTTTTAATAAAACACTCGTAATCCCTAAAACATTCTTTTCAGGTAAGAATAATTGAAAATATGGTATAACGTCATTTGGTGTTATTACTCTTTTGAAGACTTTTGTAACACCGTTAACCACTACTTCTCTTTTTGTTATCGTGTAATTTAAAAGGTTTCCGTTTGCATCAAAATTAGGGATTTTTAATCTGTTTGGTGTTCCTTCGGCGTTTATTGGGGACGCAAAATCAATATCATAAACAGTTTCAAATGGTTGTCCACCACCATTAACCAAAGATCCTCTTCTTAATATACCACAATATCTTAAGTCTTCTCTATCCCCAAAAGCAGGTACTGTAATTGAGAAATCAACTAAAGCAACTGACGGTCTTTGACCAGGTATTTTTAATCCATAAGTTCTAGCAATATTATAAATTGATCCTTTTTGTTGTGCAAATTGTAAGACAGTTTCCTGTATACTTCTATCAATTTGAAATTGTAAGTTATCCGTTACGGCAGCATTCAAATCTAACATAACCGAGAATATCCCAGCATCATTAAAGTTCTGTACTAAGTCAGGATAATAAGTTCTTGTGAAATTAATTAATTCGGTTCTTATTCCTTGAAAGTCCCTTGTTGTGTACGATATTTTTTTCTCTGCCATTTTTTATTAAATATTTATTATGACAAAATCACTTGCTTCAAACGCCTGATTTGTTATTCTATAGTTTATTGTGATTTTAGCGGTATGTTCTAAATCTGAAATACCAGGAACTCTAAATTCCCTCTCATCATATTCATTAATCGTGTAACCTTTATCTTCCTTACCCATAGAAGCATCTTCTATTTTTACTTCAGTAACTATTAAGTTAGGTAAAAAATCACCAATAGATTGTCTTATGTCAGCTTCAATGTCTGAAAATGTTGGTCCGTCTAATGGTTCAAAAATATACTCGTATAATCTTGTACCAAAAGTTGGTAAATAATATCTTGACCCTTTTCTTGTTAATAATAAATGTATTAAACAATTTCTTATTTCCTCTTGGTTTGTATTAGACACATCTAAGTATCTACCAACAAACGAGTCTCTAAAAGGAAAACTTATACCATACGAAATACCTGTTGCCATATCACATATAAATATAAGTCATAGAATTTTTAAGTAAAAAAAAATCACGACCTAAGTCGTGATTCTTAATTTTAAGATGAACATCCAAAACATTCAAAGTCAGAGTTCTCAGGTCTTGGTGGTAAATTCAAGTTAGAATAATCAACCTTTGGTGGTTCAGGAGTAGCCTTTGGTCTTTCTTTTTTTGAAATGTCCATTGCCAAGTGTTTTGCTCCTGTTGAGATTGCTTTGGTTCTAACATAATAACAAAGTGTTTTCAACCCACTATCCCAAGAGTGGAAGTGTGATGAGGTAATCTTTGATAATGTTGGGTTAGACATATAGATATTCATTGACTGTGATTGATCAATAAATGGTGCTCTATCTGCCGCCATATCAATAAGTTGTTTTTGTGAAATCTCCCAAATTGTTTTGTATTTAGGAATTAAATGTTCAATTCGTTTCACTTTCTTATTGTAATTTTTATCTTCAGGATCCAAATAATTATTGAAGTTAATATTTTGGATCGATCCTTCATTAAATATGATTTCATTTTTCAAATCCTCACACCAAATACCAATCTTCTCAAAGTCATTGATTAGGTATTTGTTAACGATCATAATTTCACCACCAACAACTCGTCTGTTAAAGATTGCCGAGTGTGCCGGTTCTGTCATTTCATATGAACCTGTGATTTTGGCCGAAGACGCCACAGGCATTTGAGCGGTAAACAATGAATTACAAACACCGTGAGATTTAACATTTTCTTTTAATTTATCCCAATCCCACATTCCTGAAAGTTGTGTTTCATCAATATCCCACATATCAAATTGGAAAATTCCTTGTGACATAGGTGACCCATTAAAGAAGTCGTAAGCCGTGTATTTACCGTCAATACACAACTGATTACTTTCATAAATAGCTGCGTAATAGATGGTTTCAAAAATATCTTTATTTAATTTTCTCGCCTCTTCAGATGTGAAGATATAATCCATTAAATAAAATACATCCGCCAATCCTTGTGTTCCGATTGCAATTGCTCTTTGTTCTAATCCACCTTTTCTACCTTTTTCTGTTGAGTAGTTATTAATTTCCACAACTTTATTAAGTGATCTCACAACTTTTCTAACCTCAGTGAATAAAAGTTCAAAATCAAACTTACCTGACTTAATAAAGTTTTTTAATACCATAGACGATAACGTACAAATTGCTGTTGTATCCTCATCTGTATATTGATAAATCTCGTTACAAAGATTTGATTGTTTAATCACACCTATGTTTTGATGATTAGTTTTCTTATTTGCATTGTCTTTAGAACATAAATAAGGAACACCGGTTTCAACTTGGGATTCGATGACTTTAGTCCAAATATCTTGAGCCTTAACTTTCTTACCAAGTCCCATAGATACCGCATTACTATAAACTTCTTCATATTCATCACCATAACATTCTTGTAATGGTTTTAAACCAGCTTTCTTAATATCATTAGGACAAAACAAATACCAATCACTATTTTCTCTTACCGCTCTCATGAAGTTATCAGGAATCCAAAGTGCTGTAAATAAATCACGAGCTCTCAACTCTTCAGCCCCTGTGTTCTTTTTAATGTCTAAAAGATCAAAAATATCTTTATGCCAAGGCTCAAGATAGATAGCCGCGGAACCTGGTCTACGACCTTGTTGATTAAAGAATCTGAGTGATTCATTAACAATCTTAAGGTATTTTAACAAACCACCAGCGTATCCACCCGAACTAGAAATTCTACTTTCTTTACTACGAATGTTAGACATAGATAGTCCAATACCAGCAGCGTCTGATGAAAATGTAGAGATATCCGTTAAAGTATCCAACAAACCTTTTCTTGAATCGGCATCATTATAATGAAGTACACAAGACGCCAATTGAGGAACTTTGGTACCTGAATTGATCATAATTGGTGTTGCCTTTGAGATCAATTGTTCCGATAAGGATTTGTAATATTCAAAAGCATCTGTGATGTTTGAGGTCACCCACAATGCAACTCTCATGTACATATGTTGTGGTCTTTCAATCACTCTACCATTTGGTCGTTTCAATAGATACATTTCTTGTAATGATCTCCAAGCAAAGTAATCAAAGTTATAATCATTTTCGTGATTGATTACCGCATCGATTGTATCTTCACCGTATTCTTTAATGGTCTCAATAAGCTTCTCATTGATAATCCCATCCTCATAAAGTTGCATCATAGTCTGTGAAAAACTATCATTTGTTTCTTTATGGTATGAAGAAATTGCAACCGATGCTGCCAATCTTGAGTAGTCGTGATGACTACCTGTATAAGATGCCGCAATCTCGTTAACCAACTTGTCAAGTTCTTTTGTGGTTACTTCACCTTCAGTTGGTACTGAAGTAATAACTTTAATAAAGATTTCGTCTGAATTAACATTCAAACCTTTTGAAGATCGTTTTACTCTGTTGTAAATCTTTTGTGGATTAAATGAGACAACCTCACCACCTCGTTTAATAATTTTTAATGACATAATCTAATATTTAAAAGTCGTCTGTAAATGTTATTGTTTCATTCAGTTTTGCCTTCTGATATTCCATTGTTCTTGATTCAAAGAAATTACCTTTAGTTTCAACTGCGATTTGTTCCATGAACTTGAATGGTTGTTCTACGTTAAATTCTTTACTACAACCCATCTTAACCAATAGTCCATCAACAACAAACTCAAGATATTGTCTCATTAAGTTTGAGTTCATACCGATCAAAGAAACAGGAAGTGATTCGGTAATAAATTCCTTTTCAATTTCAAGTGCCGACAATAAAATCTCTTTGATTCGTTTTTCAGAAGGTTTATTCTCTAAGTGATTATTCAATAAGTGAATTGCAAAATCACAATGTAAGTTCTCATCTTTAAAGATA